GTCTGTGCTAAGTTCTTGTGTAAACAAGTATCTTCGGCGTAATAGAAAGAAGTCCTGTAGAAATAGACAAACCACTACCAACTCTCACACCACCCAATACTGTAGCAGTAGCATTTGGAAGTGTGTAAGTTGATGCTGGACCTTGCTCGCCTGTATCACCCTTGGGTCCTTGCTGGCCAGTGGCACCAGTTATGCCGCGCTCACCCTGCACACCCTGCGGTCCAGTTAACCCCTGCGGACCAGCAACGCCCTGAACACCCTGTGCCCCAGTGTCGCCTTTCTCGCCCTTAGCGCCTTGAGCTGCTAACAATGCCCATGATGCATTTTGTGGCAATGGAGCAGTGCCAGTTACACTCTCCAAGCAGAAATACGTTGCTCCTTGGTATGCAACAGCATCATCTTTTACATATGCAGTTGCTGAGTTGTATCCTCCACGCCAAGTTAGTCCAGCAGGACCAACTGGACCGACATCACCTTGCGGACCAATTGGCCCTTGTATGCCTTGATCACCTTTTGATCCTTTTTCACCCTGCAACCCTTGAGGCCCTATAGGGCCTTGAATACCCTCAACACCTTGGGGACCAATTTCTCCTTGAGGCCCTGTAGCCCCAATATCCCCCTTGTCACCTTTTGTAGCTGTAAATGCTTCAGCAATTCCTGCCTCTATTCGATTCATGTCGGTATGGTAAAGCGTCTCACCACTAACCCAGTTAGTTTTAGGTGTGTAATTCAATTTTAAATCTCCAGATATGAAAAACACCCTAGCGGTTAAGCTAGAGTGTCAAAATCTAAGTTTATTGGGAGGCTAGCCCCCATATTAGGGCGTAGCTGGAGTTACAGCGTAGTCAGCATATACAGCAGACTTTGGTTGTTTCCATAATGCCCCAGTGAAACCAGAAAGGTATCCAGACTCATAAGTTAATAAATCACGCTGGCGAACTTGTAAAACTTCTGGATTGTGAACCTTCATTTCAAGGTAGTTTGAATCGGAAGTATAAACTGCGAGTCGAGCCTTACCATTAACAATATTACGAGCATACATCGAAGGCACGCGAACAAATGTAATATTGAAATTATCGTTTTGCGAAGTCTTGCGAAGTGCTGCAAGAATCTTATCGAAAGCAGATAATGGCAATGTATCAACACCAACAATCACGCCGCCAGTATCAAACTTGCCTAGCGCTGTGATCATGTCAGCAGCATCCATAGCAATATGTGTAGGCTGAATGCGATAGTCTGAAGCAGCCCATGCACGATTATAGTTTGCCAACACAAAATCAATAAACTCTTGAGCAGTCATTGCAGCAATAGTTTTTGTTTGGTCCACACCATGCGGAACGCTAGTTCCATTTAAAAGACCTTCTTGTCCTTTAGCTTCTTGATGTCCTAAAAATCCAGCATATTGAATTGTCGCCATTGCGTTAGCATACAAAACATCTTGCTTCATCTTAACAACATCAATACCTAAACGAGCAATCTTTTGAACTTCAAGCTCAGACCAAGTTTCAGCTTTACCCCAAACAGCCACTGGAGCCTTTTGGAAAGTAACATCAGCATCAAGAGTTTTTAAACTGTTCGTCTTGTTGCCAATCAAACCATCACGTACATCACCTGAAGCATTTGTAATACCGAATTCAACATACTCAAGAGCAAGGTCGAGATTAAAATCAATTGGCAAAGCTTCTGCAATCATGATTTCAGGAAATTGTGTTTCTTGTAACTGCGTGTCACGCTCGGTTAAAGCTTCTTGCAAAACCTCACCGTATTGACCAGAAATATAAGCCATTCGTTAAGCTCCTGCAACTTGTGTATTGTTTAATGTAACTTCAATTACGCCATTAGTACCGCCACCAACCTTATCTACAATATAACCAACATCAATTGTTGAAGCTGAAGCAGTAGCAGTGAATAAGCCAGCATTAGCGCCAGTACATTGAATATAGACCTTAGCGCCACGTGTAAATGTTTGACCAGCAACAGTCGCAACACGGATACCATCGCCAATCCCAATTTTGGCAATCTCAGTGATTTTTCCATTTGGCGCAGCATTTGGATAGATGTCTCGAACAACAACACCAGCAAATACTTCTGTTACTGCCGTAAATTTCTTTACACCGCCAGCAGGGTTAAATGCAACTGCCGTACCATAAACAAGGTCATCAGTTGTTTTATTAATCTCACCCCAAATTTTAATGTCAGAGCTTGATGCGCGTGAGAAATTACCCGCTAAAAGCGTTCCATCCCATTCGGTAAAATAAGCCATTATTATTTAGCTCCTTTGTTGCGTAATGATGCTGGTACTTTTGGTTCTGACTTAGAATCATTACCAACGAATTTTTTACCAATTTCAGGTTTTTTAATTTGCATTGTTTTTGCAGCAGCATATGCACTATTCAATGCACAATCTTGCAATTTTAATGCCTGATCAACGGTATAAGAGCCAGTTGATGCAACAGCAGCAGCCTTAGCTTGACGAGCTGACATGCCATCTTTAAATGCAACTTTAGGGAAGCTTGCCTTTGCATCGCCAAGAGTTGCAGAATTATCTTCAGCATCTTTAAGAGATTTATTCTCTTCTTCTAGCTGAGCGATTTTTGCATCTTTTTCCTGAAGCTGAGCTTCAAGGTCAGCCAATTCAGCAGCAGCAGCAGCCGTATCTTCATCCGTTACGGTAGTTGCTGGAACTTCTTCCTCAATCTGAGAAGCAAGCTCTTCAGCTTGAGCAGTTGCCGCTTGAGCATCATCAAGTACAGCCTGGGCCTCTTCGGTTAAAGAAGCCGCTTCAGCTTGAAGCTCTTGGACCGCAGCCGCCTTTTCTTCAGTAGTAGCATCAGCACTTAAAACAACTTCTTCAGCGTCAGCTAACTTTTTATCAAAATCCGCTTTAGCATCATTTAATTTTTTCTTACGATCATTAAGTTTAATCTTGGCATCGCCAAATTTAACTGAGGTTGATTTTTTAGGCTTGCGACCTAAAATCTTATCAAGCATGGTTCGCTTTTTTGTCATCTCTTTGGGTTTCCCATCATTAAGATTTAGTTTGCATTCACTGCCGCATCGACCTTCATCAAGAACTGCCAAATGATTGCCGCGAATATTTACTTTAGTGAGCTTGCCATTAATAGTTTCAATGTCAGCGTCATAACCGCATGATACCTCACTAGTTCCGTCTTGAATAGTCTTGATGGCATTGGCAGAATTAATAATAGCATCGCCAAGCAAAAACTTTCTATCCTCACTAGGTCGAACGTTTACGATAGTACCTTTGGTCAACTCCTCCCAGTTCTTTGAGTTAACCTCCATTTCTTCTGGATGGTTAATTGTAATAGGAACATTTTCAAAAGATTTAATTGTATCAGGGCTAAAAAGCTCATCCTCATTTACATAAACGTCGTAAATCTTATTTTCTTCTTTACCAAGATCGGAACCTAAATACTCCATAGGTCCAGTGCGAGCAAGCTTTACGCCCTCTGAAATTAGGTAGCCAGCATCTGTTAGCTTAAACCTAGCTCTTGCATTGTCATTCAGTTTCATAATATTAAAGCCTTATCAATAATCCCTATAATACCAATTACAAAAACGGCTTGCAAATTATGATTAATACATAAAATTTACAATTAATTTATTTTTGCTATTGCAAAATAAAGTTAATGTCGATACTATAAATTATCTTTTGGGAGGGCTGGGAATGAAAGTATTAAGTTCTATAGAAATGGAAGCATCAATTAAATTGGAAATGCAACTAAAAGAAAGAGAAGTGTGGACAAGAGTTGCTTGTTCAGTGGCTAGTGCTAATGATTGTAAGAATACAGGCGTAGCAATTCACTGGGCTAATACTATTACAGATGCTTATGTCAAAAGATTTGGAGATTCAAAATGACCAAATCAAAAAAGCAGCAGATAGAAAGTATTTGAAGGAGATCCAAAAATGGTTACTATTGAAGTTCACTCACATGTAAAACCAAAGTGCTTGACAATAATTGCAAAGCAGAATGGTAAGCAATTGCTGAAGTCGCCAATGATGTGTAAAACAATGACACAAAAGACAATTGAATCTCAAATTCGCAAGGATTTAAAGATTTATGACACGCCACTATATGGTGGAATATCGATTGTATATTTCGTAAAAATTGGAGATAAATAAGATGAGCCATAAAGATTACAAAAATCTATGCAAGCGTGTCGCACTTATTAATAAAGGTGCGGCCAGATATATGCGAACCAAAGCAATTAAACTGGATGGATTTGCTTATGCCAAAATAATCATGGGTTGTTTTTATTTTGGAGATACTCCTCAAGGAATTGAATATTGGCAAAATATCTCAAGACAATTGAGTGAGGGAATGATTATCCAAAAACGTGACTGGGTGAAGGGATGACTAGAACAGAGCTACTGGTGGAAGGTAATAGCCTTGCATGTAATGGCGAGATAATTATAAACCACGAAGGCAGATGGCAGGTTTTTGGATCCACAAAGTTTTTTAGAACTTTAGAAGAGGCTGTTAAGTTCTGCATGGAGAAGAGCCAATGAGAGCAGAACAATTTATCAAAGACCACGGTTTAGAACGGGCGAGAGAGGTTGTTGAGGGTGCGCCTGAAGGGTCGACTCATTTTGTAGGTTCTACATATTTAAAGCTTATTGGTGCAGTTTGGTGGAATGCATGGTTGTCAGAGTGGAATCACAAGGACAGCAGCATGGTCAAGAGATGGAAATGTGAAAGCATTGAACTGATAAAGACTTGGGGTGATGTTTTTAAATTGGACGAGATAAAACGCCTCGTGGAGTCGGTGGATTTATTCAAAAAACTGAAGACTAAAAAGAATGCTAATCGTGAGTTTATGAAGGCTTGCATGAGAGGGCAGACAGAGCGAGCAAACCAGATCAAGCGAGCAATCGATGCACATGATGCCATCTATGGAAAGAAAGGAGCCAGCCATGAGTGAGTTTAAAGAAGAACCATGTCAACACGTGTGGAATGAAACAACTAGTAATGGTGATAAGTATAGATTCTTTGTTTGTAAGCACTGTGACAGCACTTGCGATTACGAGCCATTGGAAGTTTTAGACAAACCAGAAAACCACATTTCGCCAAACTGCAAAGCAAAGGATGTTTGAGATGGTTAAATATAAAGATCAGATAGTTGATTGCAAGTGGATTAACGATCCCAAGCAAGAGGAAGTGATTCAGCTTAAAGCGAAAGTGGAGGAGCTGCAAGAAGAGTTCGCCGAAGATGAACGATTCTTAAAAGAGCAGATCAAAGATAAAGACTTAAAAATTGAAAACCTTGAATATCTGCAAGGCATGGATAAAGAACTTATTCAGACATTACAGGGCAAGGTTAATGAGCTGCAAAATCGGGTGGATGCAGCACTAAGTCATCTTGGTGATGTGAATTTTCCACCAGATTACGAAGACGCATGGGAGAGTTTTTACAAGGCAGAGCAAGCGCTCAAGGGGGAGGCAGATGATTAAAGCAGAAGTGATATTTGATGGTGATGAAATTCACTGCAAAGGAAAAATGATCTGTTTTGAGCAGCTAACAACTGGTGATTTTCATGTTGTAGATGGTGACTTATTCAACACATTAGAAGAAGCAATTAAATACTGTTTGGAGTGCGACCAATGACCACATTCAAAGAGTGTCAACACGAATACCAATACAACTGGCTATTCAAAAGCCATATTTGCATACATTGTGATGAGGTAATGAAAGATGAAGATTAAACAAATCCGCGCCAATGCTCCAGATAGTGCGACTCATTACCATAAATATTATATTGGTTATTCTACTGGATACATGTATTACAAAATAGTTGATGGAAATTTGTATGCATGGGTATCCTGCTTTCAAGAATGGATACTTGATAAATTTACAAGAGAATCAGAATTAGAACCCCTATAAAGGGGTTTTAATTTATCCAAAGTTTACTACTGGCAATGAAGTACATCGGCAGTTGTAAATATCTCCAGCAAGAATTTCAACACCCCCAATTTCACTACGCTTGCGCCAAGTCTTGCCGTTATCATCGCTAAATACAGTTGGGTCATCAAACTTACAAAGCTTACCATCCATTACAACATGGTCACGCCTAGTTCGCTCATCAATCACCGTAGACCAAACATAGGTTTTTGATCCAAGTGCCTCAGACCTCAATCTAGTGATTTGAGCATTTACTCTTGATGTCTCAGTACGGGCAATAAGTTTTGCCCTGCTTTCACTTACCTTTCCTTTCTCCTTAATCTCGGTTATAAGGCGTGTAGATCGCTCACCAGCAAGAATATTGTCACGAACAACCTTACCTACTTCTTCAGCATACTGATTCTTAATAGAAGTGATTAGGGCCGCATTCTCTGCAATCCTAACCTCTAATAATGTATCAATATCATCAGATCTAATCTGACCAGCCAAATCAACGCCAGTAGCATTTTGAATATTTTTACTCATTGATCTAGCATTATTTCTATCTAAGCGAGACAGGAAGCCTCGCGCTAGATTTTCTGCAAATGCAGCAATATTCAACTGATCAAGACGGGCGTTAATTTTTGTGAGTTGTGCAGCTAAAAATTGAACGCCTTTTTTAATAGAAGCATCATTTACAGTAAGTGAAACTGGAGATTGTATTAGCTGAGACTCTGAGTCGTCTTTAAGCTCATTAACAACAATATCCTGCATAACACTAATTAGCTGAGATAGCTGTCTGCGATAATAAACTTCTGCTTGCTTGCTCGGTCTCACTGCCCTGATTTTGCGCGCCATAATTCAAAAAATCCTTTAAAACTTTAATGCTTTCATCTGTAATAGAATCAACAAGGCCTTTATTTTTAAGTTCAGTTGCATACTCAACTTCTGTAATAACACCATCTTGGAGTGCGGTAGATAATGCTGTTACAGTTGTTCCAAGTACAGTTGACTCTTCAACCTCATTGGTAAGCTCAATAGATGGATAAGTATAATCCAATTGACTGTACTCTGACTGCATATCATGCAAGATAAATTTATCAAAGAAGTCATCGATAGGTCGCAACCGAGCCTCTTGCAAAGATGCAATTGTTTCATAATAGATCTGGTTATCTTCAGCTCCACTTGCGAATCCAGAAGCAGACTGACCAAATAGGCGAGTAAGAGGACGACTACAAGCTCCTGCCAAGTCATCGCGTTGAGCCTTAAGGATCTCAACAAGGCCAGCAAAGGTCATTTCCTTGCGTTCATAATCGGTTGTTTTGTCAATCATCAAGGCATCTGTAGAGCTTTGAATCGCTCGCATTGCCTGAGCAACCAATGCAAATTGCTCTTCCTTTCCAGCCGCAATAGCAAGGTTAAAGTCTTGAATTTTTAAAACATCGACTTTAGATTGATCAACAATGTCAGATATGTTTGTTGCAGTAGTTAGATAGTTAATTAATGGCTGATAAATAGACTGGATATCCGATCTACCATATTTTCCATTAACACCGTTTTTATCTTTAATTGATCTTCTTCCAGCCTCAATTCGACAAACTCGGCTATTGTGAATTAGAACATTCCCACGACCAACATTGATTCGATACATTCTGGGGCGACCAAAGTTTGCATCCCTTATATCATCCTCGTATGCTCTGTCAAAATCATAGGCAGTTTTATCAAGAACAATAAATCTAACTATTTTCTCTTCATCAAGATTTAATGGCGACTCAAGATCTTCAGCGTCAGTAATAGCAACAACCATTGCATCGCCATAAACTGACACCCAAGTCAAAACATCTTGACGATGCTTAAATACACCCAATCTTCTTGATGTAGACTCAAGAGATTTCGTTTCTTCGCTATCTAGTGTTGTTTCAATATTTCGATTTAGGCGTGTCATGTCAGATACGCCGCCATCTACAAACTTTTGAATAATCCAAGAGTTAGCATAAAGATCTGCAAGCTTATTATCGGTTAAGCGCTTATTGCCAACAAAGTCTCTGGCAGCAGTTCTTGAACCAATACTATTTGCAAGAGATACAATATTGTCATTTAATGTAGTCATTTTCTTCACCTAAGAACAATAAGCACAATATATCACAGCAAGTCAAGGAAGCTACCTTTTGCCTTCATGATTGGTTCAAGAGCATAACGCAATGCATCAATATGATGGTTCCACTTATCAATAATAATTGTAAGCACCTCACCAGTTAATCTATCCGTCTTATAAGAGTAGTTATCAAACTCTTGCTTTGTGCCAACACAGCGAGAATGAATAATTATCTTATTAAACGATTTGATGAACTCAATACCATCTTCAACAGAACCCTTGCCTTTTTCACAAGGAACAACCAAAGGCATACCATTGCGCTTTAAAAAGCTAATTGTTTCTGGTCGAGAGTTATCGGCACGTGTTGAAACTTGATTTACATTTGGAACCCTATTTGAAATAAAGTTAGACATGTGATCAGTTTCAAGCCCGACCTCACTACAATCGTACTCAATGTAAAGATTTCCATCATTAATCCAACATCTAACAAATGCCATAGGATCGGCAGAGAAGCCAAAATCTAAGCCTTGATATGGGCCATCCCATGTATGATCTGGCGCAAAGTCAGAAACAACATATTTGTTTGCGAAAATTTGCGCATCAGAGTTTTGATTGTATGCACCTTCCCAAATCCAATTGTATTTTTCTGGCGTAAGATTACGCAAAGCCAAACGTCTTTGACGGTCAAGAATCTTTGGAAATCTCGGATTGTCTCTCCAGTTAATCTCAACACCAACACCAATCAATTCACCCGTATCTGGATCGTAAATCTTTTCATGTCTAAATTTCTTATCGCAAGGGCTATCCATTTTTTCTGGGTTCCAAGTTACCCAGATTTCAGCATCGTCAATACCTCGAATTGTAGGCTCTAATTTATCCCATGCAGCCTGTGATACCGACTCAGCCTCATCAACCCAGCAAAGCAAGATACGAGCCTTAGACTTGATGCTATCAAGGTTATGACGCAAACCACAAAATAGGAATTCAACTTTTCTATTTTTTGTTCTAATGTAATTTTCGCCCATTTCGTAATAGTCATTAAGAAACGGAACCTCTTTAATTGCCTGCTTAATCTCCTCCATTGATGAGTCAGATAGAGTATTCATGAACTCACGGCCACAAAGGATTACACCACTAATTCCAGCCTCTGCATACATGTATCCTTTTACGGCAGACATTGTGGCAAAGCCACGAGTCTTACCAGATCCACGGCCACCCCAAGAACACCGATACATCACATTAGGCTGTGAGAATAAAGGTATTAACTTGGGTATCATCTCAATATTGGCAGAGTTACTCATCTAATGGCTTCAACCCCACTAGATTAATCGTAGTAGGCTTTTGACCCATAGAGCCATCAGAAGATGTATGATCCTGTTTCTCAGCTAATCCAAGCTCTCTTGCGATAATTGCAGAGTTAAGCAATCCAGCACTAGCACCTTCAAATTTTTGAGTATAAATTACAGCCTCAATGCGCTCACAGATGTCTAAGAAATCTTTTCTTTCTTTGTAGTTGTAATAAGCTTGACGACTAATATCCAAAAAGAAACAAAGACCCTGAATAGTCATTGCCCGCATCTTATCAATATCACCCTCAACAATATCGCCCTCATAAGAAAACAACTTCTTTTCATTTAAAGGATTATCTTGAACCCATTCAAAATACTCACAAGCAGCCTCCCACAAATCTTCAGGCGTAGCAAAAATAGGCTTACGCCCATGACTAGATCTTTGCAACCAGAATTTATTTCCACATGGAGCGGACATTCCAAACACTCCTAAATATATATTTTCTATAGGATACCATAAAAAAAACCCTAGTGCGTCAACACTAAGGGCTTCTGTTTTTTTGACTATTCTTACGAAATATCATATTTAAATATTATCATAATTCATATAAATAATCCTTATAGTTTTCCAATGTTAAAGACGAATTCATCCATTTATTTCTTTCTTCTACCCAAAAGAAAACACAATGTTTACTAATTTTATAATAAACCAACCATCCTCTAGGATCATAATGCGTTGCATCTTCTGGCTTATTTTTACGTATTTCTTCAATTTTCATTTTAATAACTCCCATATTTAAGTACACTTACAATAGAATCATTTTCTTTAGATTTTCTATTAAGCTTATCAATTTCATATTTAAGCTTATCAACCTCACCTTTCATGTAATCATAAATATAATCATGAGAAGTTTTATTAATTCTATCTTTTAAAGGAATATTGTAAAACTCTTTAAATAATTCATTTGCTGTTTTCATCCCTCAGCTCCCGATTCGCTTGCTTCAATCATTGCTTTGTATCCAGTTTTACTTAGTGTCGACATTGGTGCGACTGAGTAACGTTCGTAAGCTTGGAACATCTTTTCAGTTGGTACTTTTGGCACAACCACACAACCCTCTGGCACCGCCTTAGCTTTGGCTTTTTCTTGCCATGCATACCAAGCGCCATTGATAAATGATTCTGCGCACGAGTTGAACGGCAAGTCGTAAAAATCTCCATTAAAATGCGATTTTTCTTCATTTAATATTTCTGCAATATCTGGAAGCTTCTCAAAAGCCTCTATTTCATTCAATGTCATTTTTTAAATCTCCGAATTTTAGATCCAAATGCAGAAGTTGAAATAATTTCTTTTATTGAATCTTCAAGCTCTATTGAATTTCTGCAAATGTGGCTACGACCAAGAGCAACTATTCTAAATGGATAGCCGTAATTTGCGTCATGCTCAATTGATGTGATTATTTCATTTGGCGAAAAACAACCATTAGAAATCCTAATAAAGCCATGCTCCAATCCGCAAAAATCATTTATCTGATTATTAGCATCGGTAATAATTTCACGAATCTCTTTTAAATTAGCCTGCTTATCTTCAGCGGCTTTAATTCCTTTTTTAATTGAATCAATAAAATTAAACACATCATTCTCCTAAAAATTTAAAAATAGTTAAAACAACAAATAAAATAAAAGACAATAATCCAGATACAAAAAATGACGCAAATAATTTATAAGTAAAATAATCACTAAATGACCATTTTGTATATATTAAAATATACATCCCAAGAAATACAAACAACAACCAGCAAAATTGAATAATATTCATTTAACAACCTCCTATTTATTTAACTATAGTAACTTAATTATTTTACTATTGCAAATATTTTAAGCAAAAAAACCTCCCGAAGGAGGCAGAGGAGTAAACTTAAATGAAGTGAACAACTACGCTACTTCTACAAGTGTCATTGTTCATGTATCGGCAGAGTTGGGTTTCGGCAAAGTGGACGACCTCCCACGGACAGTATCCAATCCTCCACATGTCTATCATGCTTTTATTCACTTCTCTAAATTGCCTACTTTCAGGCGGTCAGGCACTGCGTATGCCAAGCTTAATTAACATCAATCGGGATTGCATGCCCCAAGCTATATACAATTAATTAAACCATACCAAACTTTCTTGGCAGTCATTTGTTTACACTGTGGTGCGTATTCCACAAAAACAATATTAACAAAAATACAATTATTTGCAAGTAACAATTTCAATAGCTTGCTCAACTGAATTTGCTACCTTAACTTGCCCATTCCAATTAACATGCCATTCAACTTGATCAGGTGTTAACTTTTGTCCTGAAGGGGGCTTATTGCCATCCTTAATTTCAATTAAGAAATTTTCACCTCTAAATCCCACTAAAATGTCAGGACATCCCTTCCCAACACTAGAAAGAATCTGAACACTACATCCAATCTTTCTAAGTGCTGCTACTATTTCATTTTGGTTTGCATCAATTTTAGCTGCTCTCATTCTGGACGCTTCCGCAATGATTTCTTCCAGTCGCCTTTGTAACCAAAATCAGGAGCTAAACACATATCACAGTTTTGGTAAAATTCCATATCATTTCGGCGCGGCTCTCGCTCATACCAGAAAAATTTACCATCTTTATCCATAACCCAATAATTGTATCGTTTAGATACATAATCCCAATCAATCACAAAATCATCATTTAGTACTTCTGGCAAACTTTTATCCTTGCGTTTTTCATCTTCTGCAAGCATTAGGTCTGCATATTGCCAAGAATGTGCAACCAATAAATCAAGACTATAATTGCTATTTAATACACCAACATCAATTCCATGCAAAGCAAAAGCATGCGCCAATTCTAATTTATTCACTCTCACCACCAATTAAATTTTCGATTAATTTGCTATAACCGCCGATGTCATGCCATGAATCAATATGATTATGATCTCCATTAACTAAACGAGCCATTTTTGAGGCAATCATATATAAGGCCATTTGATGCGACTTAGGCATATTGTCATATTTGCATTTACGCAATAAATCAATAATACCTTGAGTGACAAAAGCTACATCTTCAAAACATCCATATTGGGATTGGCGCTCCAATAGGGTTACATCAACCTTACTTAGCTCAGCATGAACAATTAAGTCATCATTATTTCTAACCCATAATTTTTTAGAATTAATAAATACAGATGCATCCCCACTATTATCAAAATCTTTCAGCCGACTATCAAAGTACATTAAATCAGAATTATAAAAATTACATTTTCCATTTTCTAGTTTAACATAATAATCCGAACCATTTGGAATTTCGATAAATCTATCATTATTTAAATCAATTCCAATCGGAGCAGATTTCCAATAATGATAAGTTCCATCATCAAATTTCTCTAAATACTCAACGTGCTTCATTTTCAACTACTCCACAAGAAATATAATTACGCTCATCTTCTGCCTTTAATGCTTCAAGTTCATTGTGAATATAATCCCATTCATCAATAAACATCTGCAATGTTTCACCTTCTTTCAACGGATCTGATCCATTAATCTTGTCACGAATTGACTTTAGATTCATAGCTCACCTTTCAATTTTTTGCGATATTTTAAGTTTTGCTCTTTACGGCAAGCGCAACATCTACCACCATACTTACCCTCAAAAACATATCTTGTCATGCCATGATTTGAGCACTCAGCCATAAACTCAGATTTACCATCAATAATAGCCTTCTTTCTAGCCTCAATAACTGATGTTCGTCTTAGATGGTCTGGATTAGTTGATTTGGTGTATTTTGGTTTTTTAACTCTTGGCGTAAACTCAAAAGTTTCAAGAACCAATAAAACTCTATCAAAGCTTTCATCAGAAAATACAGCATCCATACGTGCAACATTATTAAAACTTGGAACCGAAACACCAACCAAATCACAGAATCGTTTTCTATCTCCATTGCCAAATTTAGCAATAATTTGCTTTAGATTTCTCGATTGTATAATCTGCTTTGTTGCATTATTACTACTTGATCTTTCTGTTTTAACTTTAAATGGTTTTTTTGAAATAGATTTATTTCTTTCCAAAATATCCTCATTTGAAGTCTCATGAATCTCAATTGCATTTGGTGATCGCTCCCATCCAGCAGCAACCTTGGCGCTTAAACCACCTTTACCAAAAGCAGTATGGCCCAATGGAACTTCATTTATTTCACCACCTTTTGCAAGAAATTCATCAATCTCACTATTTAATTTATCCCTAGCCTCTTGCTTGTCTTTCACGCCAGTAAAGACCTGTATTCTTGAATCACGTATTAAATCAATTCTTTCCTGAATATTCACCATTAACGCTCCATTTTCTTAAGTTGATCAAGTGTTGTGTATCTTTTGTGATTAAACATTGCAACATCTAAAGCGCACTGATAATCGTAAGTTTTACTTTGACCCCAAGTAATAACAACTCTTGGGTTTTTATATCTTAAATCCAACTTATAACCAAGGCGATCAAGCTCTTTAGATATAGCTACAATCGTTTGAAATTCATTGATTTCTATTTTCATATTCATTCTGTAAACTCCTCTTCAATATTTGCTATAGTAAACTAAATTTAGAACATTGCAAGCATAATTTTTAAATTATTTGCAGGTTATGATCTTTTTAATTTCAGGATCATCAGAATAAAATTCTATAGCCTCATCTTCATTTTCCATCATCACCTTGTCTAAGGGTTCTATTTTGCTTGGGAACACATCAGTAACGATATATTTGATACCATACAAATAAACCCGATCACCAACTTTGTATTTCATTTTTGATTGCCTCTTAAAACTTCTAAAATTGCAGATGAATGTGACATACCAGACGCAACAAGCTCTTTTACTTTCGCTTCAGTATTTTCAAGATTCTGGCGGTCTTCAGGGGTTAATATATTCAAATAATCTTTTTTGAGAACCTTAACGACTGGACGACTTTCAATCTTCGGTGGCTCAATCCAAATAGATTGCAATTCACCTTTCTTAATAAATTCCTTTACCACTTCCGTATAAGTCTCTTTGAACGACTCAAAAGCGTAATATTTTGCCTTCTCGTAGTTATTCGCCCACTGTAGCTGATTAAACATGTCGTAAACGCGATTGTAAGCCTCTCTCTCGGCGTTTGTGATCGAAACTGATGAATCGCCCATCCAAGCATTAATATTGGCTAGAGCAGCCGTTTTAGGCTTATATGACTGCTTTACGTAATCCTCACACCATTCCCGAAATTCTGTAAACACTGGACAGAACTTTGCAGTCCGCATCGTTTGCAATCCAAATTTAATATGATCAGGTGTCATGCCTTCCATAATCTCACAACAAATGGAAATTAAGTTTTCCATATATTGCTCATCAGACATACCATTTCGCTTAGGGTATGTGTTATCAAAACGTGCCCCAAAATATCCTTGCATCTTTTCGATTAAACCCATAGCCCATTTACGGGGAAATTCTTGTTCAATCATTCTTTATGCTCCAAGTAGTTGTATTGGTAATCAGGTGTAACATCTCTCATCATTTCCTGTTGCATGTAATCGGCCATAGATGGCGTTTGTCTGCTTTGAGGTGTTGAGTAGCTTGGTTGTTTATTTTGAATCCAAGTAGGATCAAATCCTTTCCAATCTCTTTGAACACAAATTTCTAAAACTTGATTCAAGTTCATATTTGATTTGTTCACGTTATTCATGAATAGATCAAATGCTTTTTCAGTGTTAGTTGCCTTCTTGTTTTTTCTAACTGCCATAAATGCAATTGCTAAATCTTCAGTAGCTCCTTTCTCAATTAACGACTTCTTAAAATCAAAACGTTTCGGCTTGTCCGAATCGCCTATATTATTAATACTCGTTATTGGTTTATCGTTATTGGTTAATGGTTGTTGGTTAGTATTACATTCGCTTTCTTCTTGCAATGCGTTCGCATTAATTTCGCAATCCGAATTATCACCACATAAATCATTAACTTTATTACGTTTCTTACTCCATCTAGCATCAGCAGAAGCTTTTGCCTTTAAAGATTTGCTGTGATAAGCAGATAATTCACGCACTACATAATCATTAATATAACCTTCCGCAGTAAGTTCGAAGAAGTAATGCAATACAATCTTAATGCTATCGGTATGCGAACGCATGCGTATTAGCATTGCAATTTCTTCGATGTTTTCAGGCAAAGGTTTTTCAGTTAAATAACAATGATCAAGCATACGTCTGTATGCAAGATCTTCTAAAGGCTCCAAGAAAGCCGTTTTGCTCATATAGTCTTTCGGCTTAAAAGTGTAGTAATGCATTATTTCCCCCGAACACTTTCTTTTGCCAATTCAGCAGCAATCCATTCAACACCTTTAGGCGTGAATAAGCACTGATTGAAAGCATGACCAGACTGACTCAATCCTGTGGATACATGAAAACGACCAGCATCAATATGATTGGCATAACCCATTAAAGCTCCATTTAATCGATACATGATTTTGTTGTCGGTTAGAAAATCTCTAAACTTTGGCTCTTTGATTTTTAAAAGTTTTGCTAATTCACGAAATCCTTTGTTGCCGACACTCTCAACATACTTTTCAACAAATTCAATTTTTGGCGCTGCAAGTTCTAATTGTTTAGCTTGATCAGCGCAAAGTTGCAAAGCCTCTCCATATGTTTTAGGTATATAAAATTCCTCTTCAAGTTGTTTCCATCGCTTAATAATTGCCATGCGTAGCGGCGCAGAATAACCAGATACAAGACACATTGTTGTATCTTGATCAAGCAAATATGCAGTTTGTTTTCGGTTCATTGAGTCTAAATAGGTGTGTCCAAAATTGGACGCATCTATTTGTAATTGCTCACACATGTTTTCAATATCACGTTTAACATGCTGGTGCTGTTTCATTGTTAATCCAGCAATTTCAAGGCTAGACATTGTTTTAACATTTGAATTTATTAATTGGTTCATTGATTTAATTCCTTTAAAATTTCACGTTTAGCAAGTTTTGTGATTTGAGCCTTAATTCGACCACGTTTTTGTTTCAATAATTTGCGCTCTTTAATTACCTGTAAAGCAGCGTAACAGTGTGGACAATCTTTCTCTGTCATTAATGGCGCTACATAATATGGTCTTTTATGCTCATACTCTCTACCAGTAACAGGGCAGTTTGAATATTCAATTTCAAATTTTTTCTCTAGCCAATCTGTTAAACAGGCCGAAACATTTGTTGAAAATGGTGAGCTCACTTCTATTTTTGAATCCCAACACTTATAAGCATGTTCTGCAATTTTTTCAGATAATTTTTTGTATTCGATGTTTAGCTTTTCAATTTGAATAATTAATTTAAGTGACTTTTCTGCATTTGTTTTCATTGTTGCAACTCCTTCAATTTTTTTTCAGCATTCAATAATTGTTCATAACGAGATGGATTTACGGTATAGTAAGCAGGCTTATTGTGACTAAGCACACAAGTATCAATATTGCCTTTTACTGCGCTTGGGTTTTTCTTTAATTCAGAAATACAAGTAACGTTTTCAGAAAGTATTTGCATTTTTCACTCCTTTATATATGACCTATTTTATGGTTATATTTGTAAATGTCAACAATAATTTTAAAATCCAAGACAAATAAAAAGCCCACTAGGGGCTTGTAATTACTTTTAAATCAGAAATTGGAACAGTAAATAATTCCATGTTCCTTAGTGATTGTATTTTTGCGGTTCCATTGCAATTAATTTCCCTAACAATAAATTTTGAATCGTCCCTGTTTTTCGATATAAAGGCGACAATACTTCTAATTCCAATTATCTGGATTTCTTTATTTTTGATCATTTACTTTTCTCCAATTTCCAGCAATTAAAACATTCATTGTTATAAACACGTCTTTCAAATGAATTGCACGACTTGCATGCTCTTGTGTGCATAAATGTGCGCTTGCCCATTGATCTTGCGCTTGATCTACGCATACGCCACAATTCAATGTCTTTTCTTGGCTCCTTGTCGATACTAACTTTAAATGGAACAAGCGAATAGCCAAAACGATCAGGATTCATGAAAGAATCATTAATTAGTGAACTCATTTAAATGTACCCTCCTCATATAGATCTAATATATCTTTTGCGCCATCTTCACCGTGAATTTCAATCAAGTGAATCAAGGAAATCTCTTGTGGTTCGTTGCAATTTCCAGATGTAAAGGCTTCGCATAATGGTCCACAACCACCAGACATCCCAGTCATAAAGCAAATACTATACTTACTAGTCATTTTGTATTCTCCTTAAATCTTGCGTAATACTGATCTTTTAAATAAAGCTCCATACTATCCTGACCTATTAATCTGTGAAACTCAGCGGCCATGTTATGAGCTAATAAATTTCCAGATTTTCGCTCATAGATAATTCCAATCTCATTACCCTTTTTAAATCTAAATAATTCATCTTGTTTTGACTGGGTCATAACATCACAGCCACAATCAACAAGGAAATTTTTAAACTCATTCATTTGACTATTTGATATCGATATAGTTCTAGATTTATACTGCCTGTTGCTGCCATAGCGAGCTTTTAAGATATCCCAATCATTCATTTTAATAACTCCTTGAAACCTTGTCATATAAATCTAAAACTCTAATTCTTAGGTCAATATCTGACTCTAAACCAATTCTGGATAAGCCGAGACAATAAGCATAATAGTCAAGTTCTTCACCAGTTCCAATCTCAATTAAATACCTAATCATACTGCCACCTGTAAAATTCAAAACCATTCTGACACTACTTTATTTATTTTGCAATAGCAAAAATAACTATTAATAAAAAACCCGAATTAACGGGCTATTTTAGCAATTCTCTCTTTCTTGGGTGGAGCTTAACAATTGCTAGTCCAATATCGAAAGATGGTGAATCTCTCTTGCCATTCTTTAGGTGTGATATGTACGTATCAGATGCCTCAACTCTTTTTGCTAACTCACCTTGATTGATTTTTTTGTATTGCATAACTTCAGAAACGATAATTTTCCAGTCCATAAGACCCTCCTTTGTTTTAGCTATGATAAAATATTAAATTTACTATTGCAAACTTTTTAAATTAGTTTAATATCGGTTCTACCTTAAGAGGAGTTTAAAAAAATGAAATATGAAGAAATGTATATTAAAGCATCCGTAAATCAAAAACCTAAAATTTATGAAGTTTTAGAAAATAATGGATTTGCGCGAATGGGAAATATGACTATTGGCGGTGTTGATGATTATGTAACAACCTATGAGAATGGGACTTATTGTGATCTTAATATGGCTTGTGTTGGATATCCTGTTTATTCATTTGATGAATTTATTTCAAAATACGGAAAGCAAAATAAAATGATTGAATTAATCAACAAAGCAAAATCAGAGCTTAAAATGAATGATAGTGATCTATCTTTAGCTCTTGGCAAGTCGCGTCAATATATTGGAAAGATGCTTCGAATTCCTCAAACAGATAAGGTTAAGGCTTGTGTGGTTAAAGAAATTGAATCCTTAATTGCTCGTGAAAAATTTAAACCATTGTCATTATTACAAGATGATAATAAATCTAAAATTGTAGATGAAGTTAAAATCAAAATTAATGTTGATTCTAGTGAAATTCAAGAAATAATTAATACTGAGTTAAACGCTTTGCGTGAAAATGCAAATGAAATATCAAACAATCTTAAATCAAAACTTTCCGATAGCAAGAAAGAAATTGTTAAGAAGGCCAACAAAATTAAAGAATTTAAGGCATCTGTTGCATTCTTAAATGGTGAAATTGAAAAGCTAAAATTCAATCATTCAAAGCAAGTAACAGATCTTCAGAAGACGAATGAAAATCAGAAGGCTGTAATTGACAAACTTGACGATCAATTAATTGCGGCTGAAAAAATTCACAATCAAGACATTAAGTTATTGAATGCAAAAGATTCAAGTATTAATGAATTGAAGCGAGATATCGGATTCATGAAGCAGGATTTAAACAAAGGTAATTATAATTACAGTGCATTAAAATATGAATTTAATACACTTAAATCATCATATGCAACTTCCAAATCATTGAATTGGTTCTTGATTGTATCTGTTATTCTTGCTGCTCTATGGTGTTGGTATGTCTGATTTTTGCAAGGTTTGTTGCGGGTATAGAGTTTTTATTAATAATTGCTGTATAGGGTGTGGATTGAGATGATTTATACATTTAATATTGAAACGCGTGGTTCAAAAATTTTTCAAGTCGAAGCAGAAACACCAGAGAAGGCATGTAGCATTTTGGCAAATTGCGATAATGAAAACGATTATTTGGTTGAGCAAGAAGATGATTGGGTTCTTGATGCTTGGAATAGAAAACCAATAGAAGAAAAATTAATGGATCACATTGAGTGTGAAGAATATTAAAAATAAATCCCCTTAATTGGGGATTTTTTACATCTTGCAGTTGACAATTCTGAATTATTATTTTACTATAGCAAATATAGAGGAGTGGCAATAAATGAATAAATTATTGATTTTAGTTGGAGCTTTAGCAATGATAGCGTGTACAAATCACACACCAGTTATTCATGGTCCTTATGAGATTGAGTCGGTAGACTTAAAAAATGATGTAGCTGCAATTAAGTCAGGAGACTTGGTTTTGGAAGTTGAATTTGATCCTATGTATTTTAAAGATGGAAATGGATATGCATCTTGGAATGAATTTACAATTCATGAAGTTAAAAATGTAAAAGTATTCAATGAGGATGGTGAAACAGAAAAATATGTTTTGCCAAGTGAAGAAGTATCAAACATTGTAAATTTAATTGAAAAAGAAGTTGCGGAGAATCTAGAGTGAGCGAGCAAGAATTAAAGAAAGAAATTGAAACATTGGCATCTGAATTGATCGGATTATCAAATTCAAAAACCATTATTGAGCGTAGTTTTAGCTGGTTGAAAGTTCAGTATGTTGGTCGTGGCTCGGATAGTATTCAATTGTGGTTGAGTGATGAATATTCTGAACAATTTAGAACTCGATATATGAATGAAACAATCGACAGACTAATGAAGATTAAAGCGAATTTATTGGAAGGGTAAGATATGAACCAAGTTGCACAAACTGGACAAAAGTCACTCAAACAATATGTTTCAGATGACAAGGTTAAACAAAAATTTACAGACCTTTTGGGTAGTAAGTCTACTGGATTTTTAGCATCTGTTATGCAGGTTGCAAATAGCCCAGCATTAAAGAATGCCGATCCTGTTAGTGTTATTAATGCAGCAATGATGGCAGCAACGCTTGACTTACCTGTAAACAACAACCTTGGATTCTCTTATATCGTTCCATTTAAGAACGATGCTCAGTTTCAGATAGGTTACAAAGGTTTTATTCAATTAGCGCAACGTAGCGGTCAATTTAAGAGAATTGCGGCTACTCCAGTATATGACGGTCAGTTGATATCAGCAGACCCATTATACGGATATCAATTTGATTGGAATATTGAGGCAGAAGGGAACCCAATTGGATATGTTGCTTTCTTCCAGTTACTAAATGGATTTACCGCAGAGCTATACATGAGTCGTAAAAAGATTGATGATCATGCAAAAAAATATAGCCAAACGTATAAGCGCGGCTTTGGAGTCTGGAAGGATAATTTTGATGCCATGGCAATTAAAACGGTTTTAAAGCTATTGCTTTCAAAACAAGCTCCACTATCAATTGAGATGCAAAAAGCTATTGAAATTGATCAAGGAACAATTGATGTAGACGGCGTTGCTAACTATATTGACAATCAAGATTCTAAAGAGGTTTCTGGAGCTAAATTGATTAGCGCTGAGGATTTCCCAGAATTCTTAAATGCTATTGAAGGCGGACAACTAAAAAAGGAGCATGCTTTAAATGGCTCTGTTTACGCACTGAGTGAAGAACAACGACAAAAGGTAGCATCGCTATGAATATAATATTTCGTTGCTCACAGCTTCATAAATTGATGGGAAATGCTAGGTCAATAGATGAGTCACTAATGAATGATTATATTGTTCAAATGAAAAAGCATTGCGACCTAGTTAGAAAACGTAAAAAAATTGAAGATTATGAATTGGAATTTATTCATATGTTTGATTTAGAGATTGATAAATTGCAAAAGCAGACATTGTCTGCTACTGCAAAATCACTTGTGAAGGAGATAGTTAGAGGCATTAAACATGGTGCGCCTACTAAGTTTTCTGGCAGTCGTGAAACAGAAAAAGGAAATATGGTTGAAGAAGATGCAATCAGGTTTCTTATGCAGCAAGAGTTTATTAGCGTTGAAAAGAATACGATACGCTATACAAACAACTGGGTTACTGGGGAGCCTGACATTATCGGTGAAAAGATTCAAGATGTTAAGTGTCCTTGGTCCTACTGGACAATGGAATACTTTGAAGATGATATTGAAAGTAAATCTCTTGATGCTGGTTATGATTGGCAGCAGCTAGGCTACATGTGGCTATTAAGAGAAAATAATGAATACGATTCTGTAATCATTGATCTGGCTGAGCTTAAATTTATATTAATGCCAACACCACCGAGCCTTTTACGAAAATATGATGATGTTTACCTTCATACGCAATTTGTTTTAGATTTGCCAGCAAAAGACAGAATATCAACCTACCCTGTCAGGTATGACCAAGAAAAGGTAGAGTTGATTAAAATTAAAGTTCAAGCTGCTAGAAAGTATGCAGCAACATTAAATTTTGGTAAGTGATATGAAAATTAAAGATAGCTTAACTTTTCCGTTTGTAATGTGGATGAGTCTCGGCGATCATTCGCTAAGCGGAAAGAAAGACATAATCATGAAAAGAAATGGCAAGGTAGCAAGGATTACCATGTCTGACGATGACTACCATTGCATGAATGAGTATTGCTCACAGCGATATGAATTGTTTTTAAAGCAGTGGTTTAATAATGGAGTTTCTTTTATTGAGGATCTAACAATGAAGGGAAATATTGAGGTAATGAGAAATCGACAAAAATCTTACTTGGAGTTGGCAAAGTGAATATAATGCACATTCTTTTGGTGATTTCTCTTGCTCTGGCATTGATTGCTTCAATATACATTACAGAGTCAATTAGGCGTAAAAATTACCAGCAACGCAAATCAGAAGATCAACGTAAATTTAATCCTATTCGTGAAAAACAATGGTGGAAGTAATTATGAACTTAGAGCAATTAATTCAAAATATCGAACAATGGGCACATGATCGAAATATCATTAAAGGATCAAAACCAATTGATCAGGCTATGAAGTTATTTAGTGAATTTGGCGAGCTTGCGGATAATGTCGGAAAAGGTCGTGATTGTCGTGATGATATTGGTGATGTGTTTGTAGTGCTTACTATTATGGCTAAGCAGAAAAACTTAAGCATGGTCGATGCATTGGATTTTAGCGGAATAAGTGTTGGTAGCATAAAGCACGGCGTTGTAAATTTATCTGGATGTTTAGAGTACTTTGTTAGACATGATGAACAAGGGGCGCTAATGGAATCACTCGAAGCTTTAGATTCAGTATGTTTTGAATCAAAAAACAACCTAAAAGAATGTGTCCAAATAGCATACAACGACATTAAAGATCGCAAGGGTTTAATGCACAATGGGGTGTTTATCAAGGAGTCGGACCCAGCTTACGAAAGTGTAATTAAATCAATTGAGGCTAATTACAATGCTTGACAATTTTGTTAAATCACTTGGGTTTATTGGTGTTGATGCGATTAACATGAAGTTTAAGCCAAGTGATAAATATATGTTTGATTTTGAAGATGAAAATATAGATAAGCATTGGCGATGCTTTTATGCATTTTACAAGCTTGGGTATAATGACTGTGCAAATAAAATTGGAGCATTTGCAATTCAGGAGATTAGGAAATGAAGTGGATTAGTGTTAATGATGAGTTGCCTTATAACAGCCAATCTGTTTTGGCATATATAGATGGGAAAATTATTGAATGTGTATATTCAATAAATGATGGATTTGAACCAATATTCTTACCATCACATGGTTGTGGTAAGTGTTGCAATGAAGATGATCCGCCAGCAACGCATTGGATGCCGATAATCGATTTACCAAGCTAAAAAAAGAAGCCTCATTGAGAGGCTTTCTTTTTATCTACTGAACTTTGAACAAATCTTGCAAACTTAGTTAACCCAATAGATAGACTTTTTGCATCTTCTGGATGTGCTTCAACAAATAATCCAAACCACTCATTGAGATCAATTTGTGACTCTTCTTTTGGTTTGCACATTTCATAAGCGCCCGCAAAATCTAGAGTCCTCATAGCATAGGCATAAGCATCAGGATTTTTAATAATCACCTTTGCTTGTGCTATTTGCTCCTCGGTACAGCCTTGTGATCTTAAAGTTTGCTCAATATTGCTCATACACTATTCCACAAATAAATAGAATAATATCAGTTATCGAACGCTATTGTTAGTGGCATTTGAAGTTTGACCGACGCCAGCTTGCACACCAAAGTTTACGTTTTGTTGCGTAGCTCGGATGTTTTGATCAAGACCATGAATACAACCTAACAAATTAGTAATTTGTTGTTGCTGAGCTTGGAATTGAAGTTGTTGCTGATTCTGATTGTTTGTCATATTAATTTCGATACTATGACGATCATCTCGGCGGCGACCTTCATTTTGAAGTTCATTGATTAAATCTTGTCGCTCAGCAGCAATACGGTTTAATTCTGCAATTTGGTTTGCTGTAATTAATGCTCTGGTTTTTCTCCATCATCTTTTACAGTTGCAGATAGTTGCCAACCTAAGCGTTCAATATTGGTATTTGTAACACCTTGACCAATTGCCAATTGAGTTGAAACAGCATCAATTTTATCGCCATTTTGTGCAAAACCCTGAAGAGTTGCTAGTTGACCATTAAAACCTTGTTGTTGCAATGCAATAGTTTGCTGCATGTTTTGGCTTGTGATGTCTGCTTGTGCTCCAGCCAATGCCAATTG